TTCGCTCTAGCCCTAAATCGTCACACAACTCGTATTTTTCTTTGTATGACAAATCTAACGGAATAATGTCACACAACAAATTCCAGTGTTTAATTGCCTTTTGATATTCGTCAATTTCTTGCGGCTCAACAACTACATAATGTGGCACTTTCATCATGGTAAGTGCTTTTGAGGTCATCATATATTGTGACCTACCCTTACTGGGAATGTACAAAGGATAATTAGGCAGCATCGCTTTCTGTACCTTGCACCCTATAAGCGTCTAAATCTTCTTTTAAAGGCTCTGGGTATCTAATGCTTCTAGTATTTTCGGTAAGCGGTAAACCTGTTTTTTTGGCAAATTCGTCTACATCTTCCTGATTATCAAAGTTTACCTTGACTGAATAATAATACTTTATTGCATCATTATCGTACTCTGGCATATCTTCCCATTCTTTAAACGCATCTGTGTCGCCAAAGTCACGGTCAAGAAATAAATCTGCTAATTCATCAGAGCCAAAGCCAAGCTTAGAAATATCAAACTTATCAAATTCAAGTTGCTTAATTTCTACCTTTAAGAGCTCTTCGTCCCAAGTACTATTTTCTGTTAACTTGTTATCTGCAATAACGTATGCGTGTTTTTGCGCTTCAGACCAACCCTTGGCAACCATAACAGGCACTTTATCTATTTCTAGCTTTTGTGCCGCCATCAAACGACCATGCCCTGCTATAATAGTATTTTCTTCGTCTGTTAAAATTGGTACCGTAAAGCCCCATTCTTGTATGCTTGCCGCTAGTTGCGTAACTTGTTCTTCGCTATGTTTGCGGCTGTTTCTTGCGTATGGAACTAACTTATTTGTATCTACTAAAGTTATTTTAGTTGCAGGCCATTGTTTCGACATTGAGTAATAACACCTTTTCGCAATATGTTTTATATGCCTTTAATTCATCTCGTGAAACCATATTTTTGTCAAGTAATCGTTGCGCTCCATTACCTATGACCCAATATGTAGCAACTGTTTTATTTTGCTTAATTCTCATGGCATTTAAATTAAGTTCGTAATCGTCTTTTTCAGCCAAAAGTGGTATTTTATCTAGCTTTTCTTCTGCCATTAAATTTTCTCTGTGCTCTTTTATTGCTTTGATAAACATCGAAATAGTAGGCCATCGCCTAGAACTTTGATTTTTACGAATATATTGTGCAGATTTTTCTAGCAAAAGATTTAAAACATTTTCTTTGCACTTTGGACACTCGCTATTTATGTCCTCTACCATATTTATCATTTCTATTTTAACTTGGTCTTTGCCAAGATGTGGCGGCACTTCATAGTTTTTTAATAACTCAAAAAGCCATTTTGAAATAACATTCTTTCGTTCTTGATAAATCATTTTGTAATTCCCAATTTTTTAACGTCAGCATTTTCAGTAAACAGATTATCTAAATAATTACCTGTTGTTGTAATTCTAGCAACATATTCATCGTCCCACCTTTCTTGATTTAACCAAGTTGTGGGGTTTGGTATAAACTGTTTATCTTGCCCATCAGTTTTTTCAATAAAATTAGCCAGTGCCTTTTTAATAGTATCATAGGGAACTTTTTTGAGTGCTTTGATAAATGATGTTCTAGCCGCACCTTTACCTACCTTCTTAGGATACATTTCCCAAAAATCTGTAAAATCGTATTCGTCATATCTATCTGTTAGTTTTACAAGGTTACCATTTATAAGGTTCTTGTTATCAAGTTTTTTAACATCCCCTTGTAAATTCTTTTTACATACCTTATTCAATAAATTTACATCATCATTTTCTAGTAAAAGCTCATATCCTAAGGTAGATTTACCACCATCAGGTCTGTGCCTTTGCGTTGTTTTTAATATATTTTGTTGCTTCAAAATGTTTATGTGGTGATTAACCGATGCTCTTGTCATTTCACATAAATAAGCCAATCTTGTTTGGCTTGGAAAACACGCGGTTGTATCATCATTATAATGGTCGGCTATCCAGTATAAAACTACCTTTGTGGCAGGTTTTAGGTTTTTCTGTTTCATTGCTAATGCAGTCATATAATGCGACATTAATTTTTTCCTTGTCCTAAAATTTGTGACAGGGTATACTGCTTTTGTAACATATGAACCTCCGTCTTTGTTACGTTTCTGTTTTTAAACTTGGCCATCCTTCGGGGTGGTCATTTTCTTTTATAAACTTTGATTTTAAAAAGTCACTATTTATTTGTAAATTCTTTGTTGACTGAATAAGCTAATTTGATAGTGTGTTTGTAGACAGAATGGAGGTTCTAATGTCAAACATACCACACCCACCACCGGTGTTTATTAAAAAAGTAATCGCCGATGTAATTTACACATATAATTCAGATTTGCTCAGACAGGTTGAATTGAAACAAATAACAATCGACCAATGCAACACGCAAAAATTTCCAACAAATGCAATCAAACACATGGAACGTGCGGTTAATATTGCTTGCGAAACTTGGGATTTACAACAAAATGCGGATTGATACTGGCTTGATAACATTCATTGCAGATCAGTTGCGTGAATACTCTGACGATAATCAGTGTTTCTGGGATACGTTAGATGGTGAAACCGACATCATGTGGATTGTTGGTAAATTACTTGAAGATTATAATGAAACTAATGCCCACCTTTTGGCAATAGATGAATTATTAAAAACTTACAAAGCAAGACAAGAAAGGATGAAATACAAAAAAGACAGTATTAAAAGATCGTTGCAAAAGGTTTTATATTCTACAAATCAAAAAAATATACCACACGCACTTGGCACAATATCAAGAAAAGATTGTGCAAAGACTGTGGTAATTGATAATATAGACCAACTACCAGACGAGTATATAAAGGTAGAAAAAGCACCAATTAAAAATGTTATAAAACAAAAATTAAGTGAAGGTGACCAAATAGACGGTGCGAGAATAGAAATTGGTAACCCAACTGTAAGTATAAGGATTAAATAAATGGAAAATAATACAGCAATTCAAGATTATATTGCCGCGCAATGTGATCTATCGGTGGCAATAAAAAATGCCACAGGATTTGTTAATAATGACTATGCAGATTTAAATGAAGTAGTTCGTGTAGTTAAAGAAGCATTTCAAGTTCGCAACTTTTTAATAAACCATATTGAATATTCAAACGAACATGGTGATTTTTTATGTACAATTTTTGAACATATATCAGGCCAAACTTGGGAAACATCAGTACGTTTAGTTTATAAACAAGGCGATATGCAATCACTTGGTAGTGCCATAACATATGCAAGACGGTATGGTTTATCACAGCTTGCAGGGGTTATATCTGGCGACAAAGACGATGATGGCGAAGCGTCATTAAATCCTGTCGCAAGAGAATGTAAACGGTACAAGTCAGAAGTACCTTACAAAGATATAACACACGCACAGCGCAATTTATTAGAACGTGCGGAAACCACAGAAAATTGGCTTATTAATGGTGTTAAAACCCAAGAAAATTTTGACAAAGGTTTCGATAAAGCAAAAACCATGATTACCCAACTAAATGAATTTGCCAAACCTGTTGCCAATGAATTGGCGGTAGCATTTACCAATCATAAACTAGCAAAAAGAGAGGAAGAAAATGCTTCAGCTTAATGCAATTGGTAATCTCACACGCGATGGCGTAATGGGTGCATCAAGTAGTACTGATGTTTTGAACTTTGCTGTGGCGGTCAATGATCGTCGCACAAAAGAAACAACTTATGTTGATTGTGCATTGTGGGGTGCAAGAGCTAAAGCCCTACAGCAATACCTTAAAAGAGGTCAAAAGGTATTTGTGCAAGGCGAAACAGGTTTAAAAGAATACAATGGCAATACACAGATAACTTGTAATGTCGCTGTTGTTGAGTTGCTTGGTGGGGGCGGTAATAGAACCTCGACTGCTACCGATACTGGCAACTCCAACGATACAGGCAGTGGCAATGCTTCGGCAGACTTTGACGATGAAATTCCGTTCTAAAAAGCCGATTTTACAAGTTGTTATGCGTGATGGGGTTTTGCACCCTGTCACGCAATACGATGCCGAAATATTAGAAACATATTCAACCAACCAATTATTCGACATACAAGCTGTAAGCGAACGCTCACCACAGCATCACAAGAAATATTGGTCGGTATTAAATAATGTCGTTAAAGACACTCAGAAGTGGGCTACTGCGGCTCACTTACATGACGATCTAAAAATGTTATGCGGATACTATAGAACAGTTATAAATAAAGCTAACAATAGTGTTTATTTCGTACCTGATAGTATTGCGTTTACAAAGATGGATCAAAAAGAATTTAAAACTTATTTTGATAATGCAATGATGAAACTAGCGGAGGCGGTCGGTTACGATCCTATGGAAACATGAGCAATATACCACAAGCAAGAATACTTTTAGAAGAAGCATGTACATTAATTTACGAAGCAGATCACGGAAGCACCGATAAATTTGTTTTAATGTTGGCTCATGCTATTATCAAAGACGCAATAGATTTAATGCATAGAAAAAAGCACAAAGAAGTTAAAGGCCAAAACACTGCAACACCAGTTAACAAACATATTCGTGATATAGTTAAGCAACTTGTGATTGACCAACCAGACATAAATACACGCACAGTTGGTGAAATGGTAAATATCAATCAAGGTCGTGTTTCTGAAATACTAGAAGGTAAGTATGACAAACTTAGCTAACAGACCGCCAACAGGTCAAAAAAAACCTAAAAAAAAGCCTGATAAAAAATACTTAGATTATATTAGAAGCTTACCTTGCTGTGTTTGTGAGGCATTTGGTGAGCCACAACTATCACCAACAACCGCACATCATACTATCCACGATAGATTTAGTGGTGCAAAAAGAAGTGATCGTGAAGCCATCCCATTATGTGAAGGACATCATCAAGGTAATTGGGACAGCTCCAAGTTAGCTATACATAAAGAGCCAAAGAAATGGCAAGAGCAATATGGCAAAGATTATAACTTTATTAAATTAGACTGATTTTTATTTACATCGTCCCATTGTACTTTTACATGAACGTGCGGTAACTGCCCAACATCACAATATCTTTTAAAGCAACTTAAATGCCAAATTTGTGCATCATCTACAAATACAGTGTGATTGCAAGCATCCATTATTGCTTTGGCAATATTATCAATGTCAGGACGCTTTGGTATTAAGTTACCTGTTTCGCAAAGCATACGTTTCTTTTTACTATACGATTTTGGTATTTCAAAATATGCGGTAAATATAAGACTAATCCTATTATCTGTTGCAGTAAGCTGTGAGCGCGTCATAGAAGCCCATGCAGCACGTTTAATGCGTTGCTCGTAGTCAACGGTCTCTTTTGGTGTATACGTGTGCCCACGGCGCGTAAAACGAGGCCTACCTTTGCCAATAGGTTTACCACTTATTTTAAATTCACAAGTTTTAAGCATCGTATATTATATTCACTTTTAGTTCGTCATAAAATTTGCGCAAAGCTTGTCGAGCATAAAAATACTTAATATTATTTGCACTTGAAAGCCTACTTTCTTGCTGTGTCTTGTCGACTTGCTGTATTAAGAACTTTCTTATTGCAATCTGCTCTTTATTTAAAACTTCGTTTCCCATTTATCTCGAAATATATTTGCGTTTCCAAACTATATTATTTCTTTTAATAAAATTATTTAAATGTGTTTTAGTTATGCCCAGAATATACGTAACTTCTGTCTGCGTATACTCTTTTTGATTGTACCAATTGATTGTATCAATGCGCTCTTGCTTTTGGCGGTCAATCATACCGTACCAAGTTTCGCCATCTTCAATTTCTTCAATGCTTCTGTATTTCATCATGTGTAACTCCATGTCTTTTACACAGCTGATTAAACTGTTGTCGTGACATACCAATGTCTCGGGCGGCCTCAGATTGAGAACCGCCTGTTATATTAAGTACTTTTTTAAGCAAAGATTTTTTTGCTTCATTATGTTCTGCAAGAAGGTCACTCCATTTAATGACCTTCGCATGATCAGCATATCGTTTTCTAGGCATTATGTTCCTTTTCTTTTTGCAAGTAATATTCTGCATATCGTTTCTTATTTGGTGTAACGATAGTATATTTACCAACTGTATGACCCATCTGTTTTAGATCATAAATACGAGCCGCAAGTCTAGTACAGCCAAATTGATCGTATGACATAAGTTGATTAACTCTGTTGCCATCTTTCAACCAGTTAAAGATTTGCTTATTTTGTGCTTCAATACTCATTTTGCCACTCCGTAGTCGTGTCCAATTTTCCACTTTTTGCCATTTAAACCTTCAACTCTTTCACCAGTTACAGTAATGGTTATTTCTTTAGTATCCATTTCCACGATCTTATGAATATTTCTAATGTCTAGCATATCTCGTACTTCTGGTTTTGCACCATTTGGTAGGTAAGGTATACCTTCACGCGCACATTCGATAAGTAACCTAACCTCGTTATTAGTTAATGTAATCATTTTTTAGTCCTCCGTTAAAAAAAAGGGGGCAGTAAGCCCCCAGTTGATTATGCCGCAAGTGCAAGTCCGTTCCAATGTGGTGACCTTAATGCCATAACCAATTTGTTTTCTCTGTCTCTGGTCACGTTATTAGGGTTTTTGGCATCTTGCGTATGAGTAGCCCAATGCGTCATGCAGTTATAAACCGCCCATTGGTTTTTACCCAATTGGTCAAATTCGTTATTTAATTGACCCATAAGATTTTCAAGTTGTCGTTTATTGAAACTTTCACAAGATGTGTTGGTTTTTTGGTCAACAAGATTGGCCTTGAAAAAGTTTTCTACATTTCTTGGGTCAACTTTATTTTTCTTGTACTGTTGCCAAATTTCTTTTTGATTAAAAAATGTATCAACGCCAAGTTTAATTTTTTCTGCAACACCATCTAAGTGAATTTGCGATGTGTGGCGCATCCAAGTTTTGGTAAGTGTATTTGGGTGAGTACAACCATTTTTGCACCATAATCTAAGTGCATCTGTGCTAGTTTGGTAAGCCCATGAACCGTTATAAGAGTTAAATGCGCGAATACGAAATTTAACATGATCGCCAACTTCTGGTTCAATAACCAAATCGTTGAATAAAACATCAACTTGTAGCTGTCTGCCACCATCTAAGCAATATGCACTAAATTCTGTATTTTTTAGACCTGCTTTTTTGATAGCATCTTTTGTACTAGAGATAACATCTTCGTGCGGTAGCATTGTGTAGCTATCTCTATGTAAATGTAGAACCTCATTATTATCAGTTCTAACCAAAGCTTTCCAACCCTCTACTGGTGTATCTAAGCCGTTTGGTATTACTGGCCTTTCTTCGACCTTGAAATTTGTGTTAGTATCCATTTTGTGAACCTCCGTAAATAAATGAATAATTACTTACTATCAAACTCACTTAAGTTGTCAATAAGATATTTACAAATAAATTTATTTATGGTAGTAATGTTCTTGTGATAGAGTGGCGAACCTCGTTAAGGACTGTTTATACTTTCGCGCAGGTTAGTATGATTAGTGATTAAACCTTAAGTACCCACCTATCACACCAAAAAAAACCCCACCGAAGTGGGGCAGTTGAACAGCGGGAGAAGCTGTTATTCCTAAACCATTAACTCAAAATGAGGCGCATCAATAAACGGACGTCTGTTTTGTGACCTTCTAGTATCTATGTAATCGTTCATAGCACTTTCCATATCACCTTCCCATTGTGCAATATTAGGCACTGTCCATGCGGCACCCCACCTAATTGGGACATCTACCGCTCTGGCGGCTTCTGCCATTGCATCAGCAATCTCGTCATATAAATTTAATTCCCATCTGCCACCATTTACATATGCCATTAAATCAACAGCATGACCGTCAATGTGTTTTGATTTCATAGTTTGCGATGCGCCTTTTTGTACTAAGGCGCGCTGTTCTTCTATTGTACGAAGCCCACAAATACATGAAAAGTCTTGCTTAGAAACACCAATTGCATATTTTACCACTGCAACCATTCTTTCGTCTACACCTTCAAGTTTTGAAAGACTACCTTTACCTAATTTAAATCCCATAATTACCTCCTAAAGAATTTAGTAGCCGAACGCACAGCGAAGCTACTAGCCACGATAACGCCCAAGGTATACTGATACCACTCAGGCATACTTTCTAACGCTACAAAGCCCTCTGCAACGATCTGACGACCTTTTTCACCTGTGAACACTAAAATTAATGGAATACTGAACAAACCAACCAAATATTCGTCTTTCCATGAGTTTTGCGTACCTTGCGCCATAATGCGCTCCCAATCGGCAACCGATGTTTCTTTTGAGAGCAATATTTTGCTTTTCGCTTCTGCCTCAGTAAGCTTTAATTTAGCGTCTGCCGCTTGCTTGGTTGTTTTTGCATCAAGCCAAGAGCCTGCTAGACTTGCAACTGGACCTAATAGTTGTGCTATCATTTTTCACCCTCTATGCTCATAGATGTTTTTTTATCTGATTTCGCAGAGTATGCATTAAAGCCCATAAATGCCGCTACCACACCAGATGCAGCAATAACATAAACTGACGCAATATCTGTAATTAATGTAGCCGCTTTATCAAAACCTAAGACACTAGCAAGTAATATAATAAACGGATAAATTAACATCCCTGCTAATGCAAAACCTGTGTATCTCCGTTCTGCATCACGTTTTAAATCTCTGTCGTTTATCTCTAAGCGTCTTTCTTCTAAGCGTAGCTTTTCCCACTCGTCAGGCTGTATGACACCATCTCCGTTTGTGTCAGCTTTTTTGAACTCGTTCATTAGCGTATTCCTCAACTATGCGGCGATTATAACCTAATATAATTAATTTGCCAAACTTATCGTATGCCGCCCATTTTTTACCATGCTCTACTATTGTTGGCTGTTCACTTCTAGGCAAGCTACCTTCATGCTGTTGTGCGTTACCATGATCTTTGCCTGTTCTGCTTGCTCTAGGCATTGTTGTTTATCCGAGTATGTCCCAATCTGATAATACTTTAAATTATCAGTATTTATAAAATGCAAGAATACCAAAACATAAATCACGGCAAATAATCCCAAATATCTAGCCAACCCATATGATGCAAATATGCCGTAGAGCCAATGACAGTCGCAGTGAGTAGCAAAATGATAGAAACAGCAGTAAGTGCTAAATCAGCACGTTCTTGCGCCTCACGCCTCGCCCTAGCTTCTGCCTCGCGCTTTTCGGCTAATACTTCTCTGCGAATTTTCAGCAATTCCAAGTAACGACTTCTGCCATACGTCTGCGTTATCCATTCTTTGAGCTCTTCTTCAGCTTCTGCAGCCTGTCTAAGTTTCGCCCAACGATCCAACGCTGTAGCATTGGCGCTTTTGCTTGATACACCTTTTTTCTGTAAAGTTTTCTTAGCTTGATCAGTTGCGTCAAAGAATTGTCCTATCTGTTTACTAAGACCAGCTACAGTTTTTCCTGCGGCAAGCCCTGTTTTTATTCCTGCAAGGATTGTGATAGGGTCCATTTTACCTACCGTCAGAAAGTGTAGGACGTCTTGCTAAATATTCTAATGTGTTTTCTAAGGTCTTAACCCTAGATTGTAGCTTAACGATAGCCATCATATGGGAAGCCATGCCACCCATATCCTCGTTGATCATATCAATATCTTCCCAAATCTCGTTGTCACCATCTTCAATTTCTTCGTAAACTTCTGACAGTATATCAATAATTTCTTGGAGGTTATCAGTATTACGTTGCACATCTCTAATTAGATTAGTTTTATCTGTAGCGTTATTTTCTACAGTCAAAATATTTACTGTTTCTTCAAGGTTAGATATTGTACTAGCTTGCTGTGCAGTCCACCAAATAAAACCACCGATCTGGGCTATAACAACCCCGACTACAGCAATACTTACTTTTGGCAGTTTATCCGACATAATTACCCCATAATAGTCATTCTAATAAGCAATAATAAACTAGCGCCAGTTATTGCAATCATTATAGTTTCCATACGCTTCATTCTATTATACAAATCTTTAAACTGAATTTTCATTTCCGTCTTGATTTCTATAATTTGCTTTTCCAACGCATCAATCCTATCATGTGCAGATTGCACTGTTTTTTTATTCATTGCTTTTAATACCCATTAGCCACTAATTTACTAAAATCACCTGACATCAATTTTTTCTTAATGTATGCGTTGAGTTCTTCGCTACCTATTTTTGCACCACATTCTTTCATCCACATTTCAATAACAACAAACGGAATTGACCCTGCTAGTCTCATATCTGATTTGCGGTTATGCCCATCTATGTTGCGCTCTTTATTAAAATCTAAAATGCGTTGAACATCCTGACTGCGGTTAATTACAATTTTACCGTCTTCATCAAGATATTTTGTTTGTACACTCATTTAAAATTCTCCTTAAAAATGGGGCATTTCTGCCCCACCTAATTTTATGAAGCGTTAATATCTGCAACGATACCGTGTGCTTTTTCTGAAGTAACTTGTAAGCCATATTCGCAGGAAATTAATCTCCGCTCACTCAGACCCGTCTTAGCGAGAGCTTCTTGCTTAGCAGTCTGTAGGTACGCAACCTCTGCATATGATGGATCAAGTACGAGAACATCAGGTGTATAAGCTACACTTGATACTGTTCTAGAACGCATATGTCGGTTAGGTACAATTTGCACTTCACCAAAATCGCTTACGTAAACATCAATAGCTGCGTTTAACTTGCTATCTTCTGCCTCTTTAAAACGCGTTGCGTTACCAGTAAAGGTAGATATTTTTTGCTTTTGCGCTGAACCACACATAACAATTTTAGGTGTAGCCCCTGCATTCCAACAATCAGCAATCACGCCTTTTAAAAGTGCTTCAGTGATAGCGCGTAAAGTCCCATCAGTAGCCGCAGCATTTACAAAGCCTGAACTACCAGAACCTGAAGTTGTCCCATTTGCACCTGCACCTGAGCCCCTAGAAACGTTAGTTGTCAGATACGCAGGCAATCCTGCAGTTTGTCTTGCTGTACCAGATGCACCTGCATTTGCAGCTACGTTATCAAGCATCATTGCTTCCATATCGCGCTTTAGCTCAGAAAGCTTATATGCAACTTGTTTTGCAACTGTTTGTGCGTTTGCAACACCATTAACAGCTTGGTTTGTTGAAGAAACTTCTACAACTTTAGCTGAAATTTGTGTATACCCACCTTTACGAACAGCATTAGTTGGTGCTGTGTTAGATAAACCAACGTCACCCTCTATCTGTCTGTTTGCGCCAGTTGCGGCAAGATCAACTTCACTCCACTCAAAATAAGTGTTGTCAACGTTGCGTGATCCAATAGTAGACATCAGTAATGTCTCTGTTGGCGTGATAGAGGCCATCGCTTCAGATAGGTCCTCTCTTATGGTTGTAACATCATAAGTTTCGTTTGTATTGGCTGTAACGGCCATGATTAAAGTCTCCTAAGACAAGAGTTAAAGATTACCAATAAACTTAGCAACATCATCAATGCTGCCAGTTTTTTGCATGTTTGCCCTACTTGTTTTTGCTCTTGACGCTTTACTTGCATTATTAGATTTACGCGCAGATGGAGTTACAACGGTGGTTCTGGCATCTTTTGCTTTTTTAGTCGCATTAGATTTGTTTGCCATTAATTCACGATATTTAAGAGCATCCGTTAAAATCATAACTTCATCGGCTGTTTTAACAGTACTCATTTGCTCTTGTGTGAGCTTGTAATGTTTTTGAGCTTTTGTCGTCATGTCTTGAATGAATAAACTTCGCTTTTGTGGATCAGCAAACTCAGGCATCCAATCTTGTAATCTCATAGCTTGCTGAGACAAAAATTGCTTTTCTTCGTTTTGCTTTTGTACGGCTTCACGTTCTGCCATTGCCCTTACGTTATTTTCCCATTTATTGCGTGCATCTAATGCCTGACGATATTCTTCAGCCGCAATAGTCCATCCTACTGGGTCACTTGTTTTAAGTTCCTCAGATGGTAATTGTGGTATTTGCGGAATTTCACCAGATTGCATTTGTTGCGCCAGTTGCATTAAAGCTTGGCGTTCTTGGGCTACTTGTTGTTGCTGTTGAGCAAATTCTTGCTTTGCACTTTCAAGTTCTTTTTTGGTAGACGCGTTGTCTGCCATTCCCTTTTGGATATAATCTTGTCCGGCGGCGCTTTGCTTTAGCTCTCCTAAGGTTTTCTTTTTGATTTCTCCGTTAGATTTATATTCAATCTCCAGATCGTCAGTAAGGTCTAGGGGAACGGCTACGTCATCTTCTAACTCATCCTCAGCATCAGTTATTTCTTCGTCAGTGTCTAATGCATCACTGTCATCCTCTAATACGTCTGCATCTTCTACTGTTTCTGTCTGAGTATCTTCAGTTGCTTCAACAGTTTCTTCTGCTTCTGGTTCAGGATTAGTTGGCGGCTCAAAAATTAAATTGTCTACAATGTTATTTATTGAACCATCTTCTGGCTTAGTCGTTTCCACGGTGCTTTGCCTTTCTTTCTTCTAAGGCTAAACTATCAACATTTGTTTGCAGCCTAGCTTTGATTAAATTTAAAGCGCGTATGATACTATGCGCTTCCTCTCGTGCTTCAATATCTGAAGCCTCACTACTTGCGAAAACAGTTTTTTGCTCTTCTCGCAAATCCTCAAAGGTTTCTATAAAAAACTCGTTGGTCAGTAAAAAGTTAGACCTCTTAGCCTTCTGCTCTATATCCACCATTCATTCCCATCATTTCAGCATTATGCTCTCTAACGGCATTTTGCTCTGATTTAATTTCTTCTACATCTACCGCAGTTCCGTACTTACCTAATATTTCAGCTACTTTAACTGCAAGCTGTTGCACCATTTTGTCACGCTCTAGATCGTCTTTCATACCGAGTTCGTGCATTTTATACTGATTATTCATAGCCGCTTTTTGCATATCCATTTGGGATTTCATAGCCTCAGCTTGCATAAACATTTGGTTCGGGTCTGCTTGCTGCGGTTGCATTTGTGCCATTTGTGCTTGTTGCTGCATCTGCATTTGTAACATTGCTTGCTCTATTTCAACTGTCATTGGAGCAACATAGCGATCACTGTTTCTTATTCCAGCCATTGCCATTATATCAGCAATGGTATTTCTAATTTGGGTCAACGATACTAACCCATTTTGATTGCCATATTGCTGATAAATGGTTTGTTGTATTTGTAGCATTTGCTGAAGAACAGCCATTTTATCGTTTTCTCTACCAGTACCAATGCCAACATTTACCGACATATCCATGTCAGCGTCCCAATCTTTTGCATCAATCGGAACAAAGTCACCATTTAATCGCATCATTTCTTGCTTGTTAGTATTTTTTATCATGCATTTAAGCATTAACTTAAACATTTGCTTCATGCCGCCTTCAGCAAAATTTCTAGCAATAACCTCTGCTTGGCCTGTTTGACCTTCTTGTGATGCAGCAATAGCCGTTGCTGTAGTACTTTTTAAAACATCTGGGTCTAACCCTTGTGCCATTTTTGAAACGCCAGTTTTATTATCTACTAGCTGATCAAAATACTGCAATGCAGGTAAGGTAGAGCCTGCCGTAAACGGAACAATCATTTCACGAATTGCATTAGGGTTTGTAACTCTTACAATTCTGCCAATTTCGTTATTAAGTAAATCGTCTATTGCCGCTTGGCCTTCTACAACTTGTAAGCCGGGATTGTTTGTAAGTGCAACATTATCTAGCACTCCACGCAACATTGCAGTGGCGGCATCTTGGTCATGTAGAACTAAATCAACTAAAGATGTGCCAAAGAACGCGTGACTTTCGGGGTCACACTCAAAAATGGCATATGGTGCATAATCAGC